ATGCCATTGGCATGCAGGAGGTCGAAGAGGGCGGTCTGGGCAAGCTCATAGTCAGCGCCGGACAGGACGCCCGCCAGCGGGATCAGGACGCGCCATTTGCGGTTCTCCGGGGTTGCGCCGGAGGATGAATAGGCAAGCATGCTGACAGGCCCGCAAACGGCCTCTACGGCGGCCAGCACGTCATCTAGGCTGGGGTTGCCCCTGTCGATGTCGAGGGCGAGCATTCGGAAGGCTCCGCGCTCACGCTGGGCTTCGTGCGATCTGCCGTCGTGTTCGCGGTAGGTTGAGGGAATGAAAAAGTCTGCGTCGATCTTTTCTTTCGCCTGCGGTGTGGAAACCATGCGGGCGATGTCGGCCCAAGAGATGCCGGGGTAGGATTGGCCGGGCTTGTCGATCAGGGTGTGGAAAGAGCCGGGGGCTGTCAGGAAGCGGATATCAGACATTGTGGCCACCGCGACACTTGCCACCAGATATAGACTGCATTAAAGTATTCCTTGTGTTGGGTTGCTCTCACACATCTGGAACCTGCTCCTCCCTCGGTTCCGCCTGCCTTACTTGAACCCCGGCGCGTTGGTCTCACGCCGGGGTTCTTCTTTACTAAAATGGGATTTCGTCCCCCAGATCATCTGCAATGGCTTGGCGCTTCTGTTCGGTCAAGGGCGCTTTTGCCTGCTCGAAGGGATCGGCCTTGCTTTCGACGGTATCGAAATCATCCATGCCGCCGTCGCCGTAGCGGGCTTCTGTGACCTGCACCGCGTCCAGCAGGAGGGAGATGCCGCCGTTGCCATCGGGATCGATCACAGCGACAGCCCACGCGCGCACGGTGCCTTTGGAGCCTCCCCAGAAGGCCAGATCGGCCAGCGGTTGCTTCTGCCCGTCGATGACGGTGGGTGCCTTGTTGGGCGTGCCGTCCTTCTTCATGCCGTTGCGCTTGGCGGTGAATTGTACCATGCCGGTTTCGTTGCCATGCTCGTCCTTCAGCTTCTTCATGCTGAAGATGGTCTTGAATTGAGGCATCTTGCTGTTGCGCGAGCGGCAAGCCTCATAGTGGGCGCGCAGTTCTTCGTAAAGCGGCTTGGCCTGCTCCTTGGTCATCTCAAAGGCCACGGACCAAGCCGCGTTGGATGCGGTGGGCGCGCAGGGTTCGCTGGCCTGCTTTTGGGTGTTGAACCGATAGGTTTGGTTCAGCTTGGGATATTGCAGGGTCACGTTCTTGACGAGAACCTTGTGGAAGTCATCATTGTTAGCCATGGTTTGCTCCTCTCTGGCTTGTGGTCTCAGAAGTCTACGGTTTGGTCGAAGATGTCATCTTCGGTGGTCTCGGTCTGCCAACGCGGCAGATCGATATGGTTAATCAGTGGCCAGCCCGTTGTGAAGTCGGAAACTGCGGTGGCGTTGCTGATCTTTTGGAGGGTCTGGGTCACGACCTGATCGGCGTGGTCCAAATAGCGGTCGGTCAGGGCATGGACACCGACAGCAAACGGTGACTCTTTCTCGACCGCGATGAACATGAACGTGTCGGCTTTGTAGCCAGCGGCACGCAGGGCGCGCAGATAGAATGCCGCCTGCACGTCGTATGCGTACTTGCGAAGCTCACGCGGGAAGCCGTCTGGGCTGGCGTCGGTGGTGGTCTTCACGTCGAACACCAAGCCGACCTCTGGCAGATAGCCGTCGGGTCGGCATTTGATTTCGACGCCAGTGGCCGGATCGATGCCGAAAAAGCTGGCCTCGGCCACGAAGGTCGGATCGGCCAAATACATGGCCGCCACCGGGTGAGCCTTGACGGCATCGGCGATGCGCGCGGCCAGATCGAACTCGGCTTCTGGCAGCAGGATTTGGCCGTCCAGATCGGCGGCAAGCTGCGCCTCTTTCCACTTGTTGCCACGGCGATCCTCGGGGCCACGCAGGACTAGGTTCTTCTCCGGCTCCAGCACCAGAGCGTGGACGGCGCTGCCCAAGGCGAAGGCCGAGGTTTCCTTGCGGACCTTGCCTTTCCAGTGTGCCAGCGACGTTTTGTAAACCGCCTTCACGTCCGAGGACGAGATTGCGGGGTGGGCATGGTATTCCTTGTTCGTCAGGTCGGTTCTCATTGCTCTCTCTCCACTAGGTCAAAGTCATCAAAGGTTTCGCCCTGAACCCGCCGCACGGTGGCAAACATAGCGGGCAGGCCGTAGGCCACGCTGGACTCATAGGCGACGTGAGCCTTAGCCTTATGCGGCCAGAAATTGATGAGTTGGTTGCCAACTTCCATCTGAAGATGCCAAGGCGCGGCCTCATAATTTGGCCAAAACAACTCGCTGATAATGTTGTTGTCGTAGGCCGCCACGATGAAGTCGCGGTTATTCTGGTCCTGATCGTCGTAGCGGGCGTACATGTCCTCTGGCAGCCCGGTGAACGGTCGTCTGGTCATTTCTTCCTCCATCCGTAATATGCGATCAGAGCCGCCTCGGCCCTGCCGTCGTCCTTCACCCGCGCCCACTGGTCCGAGCAGTCGGGGAAGTATTGGCTGGCCAGCGCGCGGCTGGCGTTCTTGTCGGTCGATAGCCGCATGGTCTTCTTCCACGCGGACGGGTCTACCTCAAACGTCGGCACGCCGCCGAAGAACAGGCACGCCTTCAGTTCACCGTACGCGACAGCGATGGTGACGGCGTTCTTGATGCCGATCATCCGGGGAAAGAAGGGCCGCTCCAGCCAGCAGCACTTGACCGGGCCGAAGGCCGCGATCAGGCCCATCTTCTCGTCGAGCGTGCCGGGCATGTCGTACGTCTTGACCTGCATGTCGTCAGTGTCGAGGAGAGCGATGGCCCCGCTTTTGCCGGGGTCGATGCCGATGTAGAGTGCCATCAAACTTTCCTCCGCGCAAAAACGATCAGGGCAGCGGCGAGCGCCGTCATCCACAACTTCCCAATGATCTGGCCAGCGATGAAGTCAAAAGACCCGAAAGCCAGCCACAGGAAAACCGCGCTGTCTATCGCTGCGCCGACCAAGCCGGATGCTGCAACAGCCAAAGCGAGACGCTTGCGCTGGAGGGGAGCATAGATGGCAAGGTCGGCCAACTCGGAAAGAAGAAACGCGGCGACAGACGCCACGACCAGCGCAGGCGGTGAGAACTGAAAAGAAAGGACGGCACCAAACAAAATCGCAGCGATTGCCCATTGCCAGCCAAGCAGGCGATGCACGGCATCACGCAGCACCAAGGCCGCACCAATCATCAGCACCCCAGAAGGAGCCATGAGGCCAAATCCTACTGGGATCAGGCAAGGTCCATCTGGGATGCACTGGCCAACGTTGCCTATCATCCAGTTTGCCGCTGGTATTGTTGCCGCATATGCGGCCAAGGCGATATATCCGTTCATACTGGAAGGTCCATTTGTTGAGGGCGAATTTCCCAGCGCGCTGGGCATTGTGATCCATCCCATCGATCAGCCATCTTGCGGGGTGTCTGATGCGGGAGATGGTGATTGCGTGCAAGATCGGTGCTGTCTACCGAAGCAAAAGGATATTGCTTCCCAGACAACTGCATCCCGCGAAGCATGTGAAGCCAAGGCATTCGCTTGTGGCGCAAGGTCAGTTCATTGAAGGCTTCATCCATGCGGCGGCACCAAGCGTCAGACAGCACGATTGCATATTCTGCCGTTGATCCCACACAGACGCGAGGCCATTCCTCACATAGCCGAAGGAGTCGATAGATTGGCTCATCCATATGCCAAACAGGCGCGCCCTTGTGGCCGTGAGGCCACTCACGCAAAAGAGCATCCTGCTCCTGCGTTCCGGCGTCAATGACATCAGGGATCACGGCCCATGTGGTTGGGTAGTCAAGCCATTGATCGCACCACTGATAATAGCCGTTCCAGTTTGTCTGTTTACCAGATTTCCAAGCTGAAAACGCGCCGTTATCCAACATCACAGACTGACCGATCATGTGAACCCGTGCGACATCCTGCGGCGCTGCATGTGAGACGCAGAAGCATCTGCCAGCGAGTTCCGCCAAGGCTGCCACAGGCGTGATCGGCGTTCCGTGATAATGCAGAGCCATCAGAGAGCCTCGCCCCTCAAGCCGACCAGCATCTTGGCCTGCATGTCTTTCTCCTTGTCCGCAATCTCGCCGCCGCAGGCCAGATAGCCGCAGCCGTCGACCCAGTTGTCCGCGTGGGCTGGGTTGGCCTTGGCGCGGGCCAGCTTCAGCAGGGTCATCATGACGGCAACGTCGTGCGATTTGATGTTCCGCCCAAGGTGGGCCGACCAATAAGCCGCGATCAGACCGAAATTATCCTCTAGGTCGCCGTGCGTGGCGGCCCTGTCTTTCATGACATATGCCTTCGCGGTGTCCAATATCTCGGCGCGGTTCATTTCCACGCCCCCTTGTCACGCAGGCTGTCGATGCCCGTGATCTCGGCCAGCCGATTGCGGTAGATCGCGCCGGGCGTGATGTTGTTCTGCATCCAGCGTGACATGCTGGATTTTGCGACGGGGACTTGGTCAGCGATCCAGCCAAGCTTGCGCCCGCCGTCCGCCGCCCACTGTCTGATTTGGTCTTGAGCCTTCACGGCGTCCTCCTGTGCTTCGGTTCGATCTGTCTATTTGTGAAATAATTTTGCGTCAAGCGTAATTTTTTGCTTGCACGCTGCGTGACAGGCTGTATGGTGGTCATACGAACTAGCAAACAAGGAGACTACCATGTGGATCAGCACCCAGCACACCGACACCATCCGCCAGAAACTGGAGAATGACTTCCCGTTCATGAACTTGGCTGTGGAGCAGCAGTTCCCGTCCCACCCGACCCAAGGCACCCGCTATCGCGTGTACCGCACCGATGCCCACCGGGATGAGTTCTACACATACAACCCGGCAGAGATGCGTGAGGCAATCCTGTGCCGTGCAATTTGACCCTCGAATTCGAACTCAATCGGCTGGGCGTCATCGCCCAGCCAGCACCACGCTCCCAGCCAGCACCACGCCCCCAGCCAGCGGCCTACGCGCCGCCACAGTGGAAACCAACTTACCCCGGCGAAGAGCCGCCGTTTTGATAGGAGAAACCAAAATGAAAATCCGTGACATCGCCGCCGACCTGATCGGCATCCTGTGCCTCTTCGGCCTGCTCTACGCGGGC